CTGTAATAAACCAGAAGCTGCAACTATAGCTCCCGCCATCGCAACAACTGCGAAAGCACCTGAGGCAGTTGCAAACATACTTGGCATTTTTAACTTAGTGCTTCCTTCGTTTGAATTGGCATTAGAAGTCGCCTTGATCTGCTCTTTTAATAAACCTTTAATATCTGTAAGTAATCCTGTATGTATTTTAAGTTCCTTAGAAGTTGTGGTAGACACCTTAACTAAATCAACAGTAAGTACTGAGTTAATTTCGCTAATTTGTTTATTTTGTTCTTCTATTAAATTGGCTAACCGTTGTAATGGTGCTAATAGTATTTTCATGAATCAGTAGTGATGTTTTATCTTGTGTCTTACCTACTATATATTACAAAAATAACGGGAACAATTCCCGCTATTTCTATTTGTTTAAATTAAAGTTTTGGCATTTTCATGTTTGGCATTTTCATGTCTGGGATTTTCATACCAGATGGATTTGCCGATTGCTGATCTTGCCCTCCTTGATTTGCTTCGTTTTCTTTTTTCATAAATTCTAGTAAATCTTTAACTAAGTAATGGAATTCATAATATTCTAATGCTTCCAATTCGCTAGGTTGGATATGTAGATGTTTATAAATATAAAACTTTGTTTTAAAGAAGTTCTCCAGAGATATCTTGAACAATAAAAAGAGATTTGATGCCGTCGCGAAACCCAATTGGGACGTCCTCCCAGTCATCCCCAATCTGAACACTCATTTCTGGTTTAATACCAACTTTCATTTGTTCTGATAATTTATAAATTAAACTGTATTTCTTATTAGACCAGCTATTCATTTCCATTTCAAACTTAAAAATATCTTTATCAGTAAATCCTCTCCATTCAGATACCATGTATGGCATTACTTGAAGAACTGACTGATCTATTTTTAAACCTTTTTCTTGACGATCTTTAATGTAAGCTGTCATTTTTTGCATAACACCAATAGTAGGAGGTGCCACTTTTAATATTCCAAAAGATTTTGTTTCTATTAAGAAAGTTCTAGCAGTATCATCATAATATTTATCTAGAGTTTCAGGTATTGCAAAATACTTGAAAGTTTCTTTTTTAATTTCAACAGTTTGTTTTTCTCCGTTTTTATCTGTATGGTCTACACTTAAGTTTGACTCAGGTTCTGGGAACGTTAAGTCTCTAATAGAAAGAATTAAAAAGAATCTATCTTCTTCTAATAGATCTTTATAAGACATTCTTGTTTTATCACTAGTAACTCTTGTACATGCTTCTACTATATTATTTAACTTCTCATCAACATCTAAAATATTCTGTTCATCTATTGTTGAAAAATGTCTAATCTCAGCTACTTTTGCTGATCTAATATGTACTTGTGTTCCTTTGGGGTAAAACATACCCGCAGATGGTAAAGCGTTTACAGCAAGAGAATGATATCCTAATAATGTATCAGCATCCTGTGCTTTTTGTGTTCCGTACTTTTCCATGTTAACTGACCCTAAATCAGCAGGCTTCGGGTTTTCCTGGTTCTCAACGATGTTTTTGTAAGCATCGTCTAAATTTGCATCGTCTTTTTTGTTGGTGCTCATTTGTTACTTCTTTTTAAGTTTCTTAATATTATCTTTATTCCATTCTAATATTGAATCGGCCTTCAATTCAATTTCCTTGCGGATTATATCTCGTATGAACGCTGAGATGGATACTGGTCTTTCTCCTCCTTCAATTGCTTCATTTAAGATAATCCTGTTTATTGATGTCACTTCTGTTTCAGACAGAAGAACTTGTAATTTCTTAGTCAGTTTATCCATGTTATTATTATATCAACATATTATGTTTTTGTTTCATAAAAATAGGGGAAACGTTGATGGATCCCCTATGTAAAAATAAGATTAAGCTAGAACCTCTTTAAAAGTATCACATCTCCATGTTACTTCAAGTGCTTGTGCTTCTGTAGTTTCGTAATTTAATTCAGTAGTGAAAGGTAATCCTGAAGTAATGAAACAGTCTTCTAAAGTTACTGTTCTATATATGTCTCCAGCTCTATTGAATTGAACTACAACGATAGTACCTACATAATCTTTTTTAAGACCCATTTGGCCAGTCTGAGGATCGTATTGGTTATTATACCATTGTCTCATTGATTTATAAAGATATGCTTGATTAGCATCGTTTAAGTTTAATGTAAAGTTTATTCCAACGTCTACAGTTGTTTGATCAGGCATTCCTGCGAACGAACGTGTTGAGAATTTATATTTTTGCTCAACAGCTGCAACTTCTTTGTATAATTCTAAACCTGTTATTGAGGTAACATGTTGAATCATCAGTGGAGCATCTGCTACGCCAGCTGGAGGTAAAACTGTTACTTCAAATAAGTTCGCTTGAACTGGTTCGAATTGTCTACCGCTTCTGCTTGTTTGATCTTGTGAATAGTGTGGTAAAGCCATTTTTTATATTGTTTTTGTTTTTTTATATATCTGATTAACTAAAGTTCCCTGTTGAAATTTCACCAGTATTTAAAACTGTAGTTCTGTGTACGACTATTTCTAATCCTTTAACAGGTTCAACATAAGTATCTATAATACCAAAGTTATTATCAATTACGTCATCAGTGTTGTTTGTTTGATCCATGATGTTTTTGAATTCGAAAACTCCACCGTCTGCTTTTACTGATTCCATAAACGAATCTGCTAAAGTTTTGATTTCTAATCTAGTCTGAACATTGTTGAATTCAAATACATATCCTTTAAGAATATTAGCAATACCTTCTTGTATGAAAATTAAAGCTTCTCTAACATGTGCTGAAGAAAGCGATGATTTAACAGATTGTTGTGCCGTTTTGTTTCCTAAAATAGTAAGACCTACTCCTCTTTGAAATACAATTGGATTGATTCCGAAAGGCTCTAATACATCTCTATCATTTTTATCAAAAGCATATTCTACTCCTTTTAATCCTGATCCTCCTACAACTCCTCTTCTTGGACCTGCAACGATCGACCATGGTTGAGCGCTTGTATATTTATCTAAAAAGTTATTTGATACATTAGCTGCTGGTGGAACTATTAAGTCTTTACCTCCGTCTGATACTAATAAACCAGGTCCGTAGTAGAATGCATAATTTGCTCCTTCTAAAATACTTGGTAAAGAATATGTCTTAGTTGGATTTTTATCTAAATTTCCTCCTTGTGCGATATACTCTACTTTAAACTCTCCGTTTGCGTTTGTAAATGAAGGGTTTGTTGATTTTTTAAAATCTGCAACAGTTGGTGCATTTAAGATAGCAGAAGCGTTTTGTCTTGCTTGCGCTAAATCTGATAACTGGTGCTTATTTTGTAGCTCTCCATCGTTTGATGTAAATGTATCTACAACATATCTAAAGTCAATTAAGTCTTTATCAATTAATCCAGCGTATAATCCTGTTCCTCCTTTTAATGCGTCTAGAGCAGAACTTATTGTCTGATCTTCTAAAGTAGCTCCTGGTAATGCAAATGGTGCATAGTGCGATGTAGCTTCTTCCCATGATTTAAAGAATTTATCTGAGAATGTTAATTCTACTGCAACATCACAATATACGTTGTATACTGATCCTGCTTTAGATACTCTCTTTACTTTTGCTAATCTATCAGTAACTGCTGATTTAACATAGTCTCCTGCTGATATAGCGAAAGTTGCTGGTGTATTTGCAGCTGTTGCGAAATCAACTGAAAATTGAGAACCATTACTTGCGTATACTCCTGTTGTTTTACCTTCTTCAGTTACTGCATCTCCGTTACCGTCTAATACTGGATCTCCGTTACCATCTACTGTTGGTACTTGGTGAGATACTCCTTCTAAAGTTTCTGCAACTTCTCTATCACCTGCATTTATTTTATAAGATAGTAACTGAGTGTTTGGTGTAGAAGCTTTATGTCCTACTAAATCTATTTCAGTTCCATTTTCGTTGATTACTGCGTCTTCATCAATTGCACAGAATAAACCTGTCTTTCTTGCTTCAGAGTTTACCATTGTTTCAACATATAGGTTTCTTCCTTCTAAATCTTTAAATCCTGGGATTAAAGATCCTGTGTATTGTGCTTCTAAAGTAACTTGTCTTAAGTTAGCAAATTCTGCTAATTTAGATTTGTCTAATCCGTCTGCGTTAAAGTAAGCTCCATATACTGGATCAGCTGATACATCAGAGAAGTTTCCTTTAAATACGAAAACATCTACCATGAAATCTGATATGTAATCGAAATCATTCATGAATTCAGGTACATTACCTTCACCATACCAATCTCTTGCATTAATATCAAAAGCTTTTACATCTGCTGCTTTTCTAATAAAAACTGTTACAGCTTGTTGCTTGATATTTACAAAGTTAATTGCGTTTGATTTAGCTACTCCTTCGTTTGCTAAGTCAGCAAGTACTTTTGAATCAGAAGGTACCATAAACTTATCATTATCAAAAAAGTTTGTATATTCTGAAACTCCTGAATTTGATAAAGGATTTAACGGTGCTGATTCTGTTCCTACCTGGTTTCCGTTAGAAACTGGTTTTGCGTAAGCTGATTTAGATGCTGATGTAAACTTATAAAGGTTTAACGCTAATATAGGTCCTCTTGAAAGAGCTTCTAATGCAGATCTGTGGAAAAACATTCCTTTCTTTTCTAGTTTCTTATCAATTGTTCCGAATACGTTAGTAAAATCTTCAACACTTGAAATTAAAACTGGTGAATTGTAAGGTCCTTTTCTTGAGTGACCTGTAATTAATCTTAATGTTTCAACGTTTATATTTGCAGTCTGTGACTTGTCAAATTCTAAACGATATACTCCACTCGATTTAAATTGTAATAAATTTGGACTTAATGCCATAATATTATATTTTTATTTTTTTTTCTTTTATTATATATCATTGTTATTCTGTGAGTATTACAGTAAATCATAAATATCGAACTGTAAATCTCCTTGTTCTGTGTTATCCTTATATAGTATCTTTTCCATTAGTTTAACTTTATCATGGTCTATAATATCTAATAGCTCTTCCACGTAGTCTGCGTAATCTGTTGTGCCAAAGAATTCAGTAGCAGTAACGGCGGTCATGATAATATCATCGTGCCCCATTTGTGCTCCGTAACTATTATTTCTAAGTACTCCAAATAAACTTGCTTCTTGTACAGTTACTATATCATTAATTTTGATTTTGTTTAATTCTATTTGCTTTTTAAAGTTTTGACAGAATACTGATTTGTTATCACTCTTTAATCTAATACCTGGTTTTAAAACCTTTGAATCATGCCTGTGTTTAAATCTCAATACCATCTCGTCTTCAAAATCGTTACGTCCAGGAAACACTGTACTTAAATACTGTAATAATATACTTCCATAAGTATTGTACTCTATAATCAACTTGGTGTTCTCTGAGTTGAATATATCAAGTGCTAGTGTATATAATATCTTTGCAAAGTCCTCAATAGGATGTTCATTACTTCTAAACACTCCAACTTGATTTAATTTAAAAAAGTCATACATTGCACCAGGACTTATAAAGTTTTCTATATCAATATCTTCCATAGGTTCTACCTCAAACATATTAATTACAGAATGGTCTCCTCCGTTTCCTTCAGCGATATCTACAGAAAACATAAAATATTTCTGTGAATTTCCTGCATCTTCTGGATCGAAGTCTGGACTAAATCCTAAATATCCTTTAGTGTCTATGTGTATATTGTCGAATTCTTCGAAATCATACCATTTAAATATCTGTGCGTTTGATCTGATATTTTTCATAGTACCTGGACTTAATAATAAACTAGATGAACTTGTAAATTCATTTCCATACTGTCTATTAAAAGAATCTTCAGATCCTAAATTTCCTAATTCTCTTTTATACCATGCATCATCTCTATCAGGGTGCTGCCACCAATCAATTCTTGTTGCCTTATATTCATTGTTTCCTTTCTCTGCATCCGCGTAAATTTCATAAAACTTATTAAATCCATTTGGAGTTGAAGTTATATTGATTCTCGATATCTTAGATGCTGATAGCGTTGGATATACATTTTCATAGAATGAATCTACGATAGTAGGGTGTATGTGTGCAAATTCATCAAGGTATAAATTATGAATAGTAAAACCAATACCAGACTTTGCCGTTGTTGATTGTCCAACTAAACGACATCCGTTATCTGCACGAACATTCATTACATCATACTTGATAATTCCAGGCTTCATAAAGAAAGGTAAGTTTTCTAAAACTATCTTCGCTTTATCTATAATTTCTTTGGTTGATTCCGATTTGTTTGCAAGCAATAAAGTTGTTTTATCAAAATTAAAGGTAAGGTACCATGCATTAAATATAGATGCTGTTACAGTTTTACCCATCTGTCTAGAGGCTAACACAATATTAAATCTATTATGTTGAAAATCTCTTAGCATTTGCTTTTGATAATCTCTTAACTTAACCTGCTGAACTCCGTTATCT